TCACGCTGCTAGTGTTTCGTCGTCGAACAGGTACTGCTTGATGACGTTTTCCAGTTCACCCGTGTCCTTGCGAGCCTTGATGCCCATCTTCACGCGGAACGCCTTGAAGTGCAGCTCCTCGCTATCTTCCGGCGCGAGCACGCCTGTTGCGCGGCGCAGGCCCGCGAAGTCACGCTGGCCGATCTCCTGCGCGGTCTCGTTCTGATTCTCCAGATTGTAGTTGATGTAGAACGGGCGACCGTCGAACTCACCGCCAACGACCTGCGCCTTGGTCTTCAAGACCATGCCGTTGCCGGACTTGGTCGCGGCATACTCAGACTCCACGATCTCAAGCGTGTAGTCACCCGCCGGCATCGGCGTAAAGCCGCCACTCGGTTCGGCGTCGGGATTGTAGCTTCCACCGATGGAGCCACTACGCCATGGCGTCGCTGACCTTGCGCTGCACGCAAGCGTCTCCGTTTGCGCTGAAAGCGCAGTATTCATATCTGACATTTCGTAATACTCCCCAGCCGCCCCTTGCGACTTGGGCTAACGATTCCTCGATTCAGCGGAAGAGTCAACGTCTAAATTCGAGTCGCCGGGAGCGAATGTTTGACGTCAAAAGTCAACACGATCTGCATCGGTTACTTTTGGTTGACAACCATTATAGCGCTTTCCAGCTAATACTAATTTGGATCGGCAGTTATTACGCCAGAATTCGACAAATGCTTGCTACGCGTAGCAGACTTGACTCTCACTCGGCATGTTCTCATTTTGTTCTAATGCCACTCAAGTTTCCTCTCCAGGTCCAGCGCTTCCGGGGCGTTCGTGGCACGGTCGACGCGTACATCATCCGCGCCGCCCTCGAAGCCGCAGGGGTTCAATTCGTCGAGCCGGGGGTGGATCCGCTTGGCCCGGGAGTTGCGCTGCGTCCTTGACTGTACGATGCCGTTACGTGACGCTCGGGAAAATTGTGGGGGGATAGATGGCCAAACTGATCAGGAAGAGTAAGCCTGCGCCCAAGCGGAAGGCTCTCGCGAGCGCAGCAATTGTCGGGTCAACCATCCGGCCGGGTGCGTATCCAACCCAAATCTCGCGACCCCGAGCCGGATCGCGGATGGGATGAGGACGAGGACGACACCGCCCCTTGACCGCGCCCCTGCTGGTGGGTGACGCTGCGGAAAATGGGGAGGTGGGGATGACGGAAGAATCCAAAGAAGGCGAAAGGCCTAAGCGGAAACGCAGAAGATCGAAGGGGCCGAAAAAGCCGAAAACCGAAGCCGTTATGATCTCGGACGAACAAGCAGTGGAGATAATCAACAAGCTCGTCCGCGGGATCCGCAAGGGCATCCGGGATGCGGTGAAGGGCAAGAAGCACCTCAAGGTGAAATGACTGATCGACCTTGACCGCGCCCGTGCCGCCATCCCCCGATTGGGAGCCGACGAAGTGGCTGCCGCTGCTCTGGCAGACGGTAACGACCGCTATCGCGATCGTGGCATTCTTCAGAACATGGAAGTCGCCGCTGCCCTTGGCGTGGGTTGAGCAGCGAACGCGCACTTCTGCAGGTGCCGGGCTGACGCTCAAGGTACACAACACAACGGACAAGCCCGTTCGGCTCAATCATTTGCGCGCAAAGAATTCGAAACTTGGCCCCGCGCCCAACGAAATGGGGATAATGTTTGATCAGTTGCCGATTGAGCAGGAAGTAGCCCCCGACGGTACATTCGAACTAAAGTTTTCGATCCCCTTAGCTGAAAGCAACTCGCCTACCAAGGAGCGCATTATACTTTCTGTCTCTACGATGCGTTGGATCGCAAGAAACAGAACGATGACCATGCCGATCATTATTCCAGCGTACAGAGACAAGAGCAAATCTGACATCGTCGCGTCCATATCTAAATTCAGCCGCATGAAATAACCGGCCCGCCCTGTACATCCGAGGTACGGGCCGGTTTGCGCTACCCGCGGAACCTGCGATTGCTATTGATCGCCTGCGTCGCCGCCGACATAGGCCCGCGCCCGCGGATCATGTTGTCAGCGATTCGGCCCTCGACCGCGGCGATAATCACTGAGATATCGCCGTTGCTGTCTTGCGACGTCTGAACCTGCGCGCCGGTTTGGTTCGTCACGTTCACGTTGACCTGCGGCTTGCCGCCGCTGCCACCCAACCCAGACGGGATAGACGGCATGGGCATCCCGACCGGACCGCCGCCCGCATAGCCCTTCGCAAGATTCTGCAGGTTGCCCAGCCCGAGCTTTTCGACCTGGGCCTTCGTGAAGACGTACTCGCCTTTGTGGACCACGCCAGCCGGTGTATTCTTGCCGCCTGCGCCGGTGTAACCGCCGGAGTCGTACAATCCGCCAGAGCCAGCCGTTAGGCCCGTGCCGCCCTTGAACAGATTGCCGATCAACCCGAACACGCCGCCCGCACTGCCGTTCGTGCCGCTAGTGCCGAAGATGCCGGCAAGCGGCCCGGAGCCCATGAGTGCGGCTTGCAGGGCAGCGCGGGCGAGTTGCTTCACAAGGTTTTTCATGACATCGGTGGCTTTCTCACCGTCGATAATCATGTCGGCTAGGCTATCTGTAATAGCTTCCCCGAAGAACTTAGCCGCTTCGTTCGCGTCTTTCTGGGCCTTTTTTACCTTCTCAATCGACTCGCGCAAGGCTTCATTGGCCTTGACGATATCTTCGATCTTCTGCCGCTGGCCGTCATCTTCAACGGCACCAATTCGAGCCAGTTCGATCGCGGCAGCACGTTCGGCTTTGCTTTTGCCGAGTGTCGCCTGTTCGGCCTCGAGGACCCGGTTTACCTTTTCCAGGCTCTCAATATACCGCTGGACCTGATCGTAGCGGGTTTCTTCGTCGGACTTGCCGCCGCCACCGCTGCCAGAGGATTTCGACGGGATCTTGGTTGCGTCGCTGCCGAGATAGCCCCGCCCCGGGCGGCTCGGCGGATATGGCGCGGTAGTCGGCGTCCCGTCCGGGCGCGCTGGCGGCGTCGGGGCAGTGACGGGCTGACCGCCGGCTGCCATGGCCGCGATCTGACGTCCCAGCGCCCCGCCGGCCTCTCGCGCCGCAGTCATGCGCTTCTGGAAATCGTCGGCCTGTTTAATCAGGTTGGCGAGCCCGGCTGCGGCATTGACGGTTGCCGCCTTCGCCGCGCTGGTGAAAGCATTCCAGCCGCCCGACCATGCATCATCAAACTGCTTCGCCTTGGCGATCACATCGTCGGACAAGGCCGCGCCGGCATCGCGGGCGTTCTGTGCAAGCTTGTCGAGCGCCGCACTGCCACCCTCGAGCAGCGGCACGAAATCGGCCGGAATCCCGAACTTGCTGGCGATGTCGATCTTGTCGGCTTCGCTGCTGGCGCGGGCGATCAGGTCCGCCGCGACGCCGAGCGCCTCGTTGGTGCTGATGACCTGGCCGTTGCGGTCCTTGTATTTGACGTTGTTCGCGTCGAGGAGCTTGGCGAGGTCGCCTTCGCCATCCTTGGCGTCGTTCAGGGCCTTAGCTAGCCCGGTCAGGCCAGTATCGAATTCCTTGCCGGAGATGCCTTTGGAGCCCGCGGCGTACCGCAACTCCTGAAACCTCTGAAGCTCAATACCGGCTTGCCGGCTGGTCTGGGCAAAGCTCGCAATCTCGCGGTTGGCCTCGAGCACGCCGCGGGCAATACGCTCTAAGCCCACAGCCGCAACAGCCGCGCCCAGCCCCTTCAGCGCGCCGGTAAGTGCGCTGGTCGAGATAGACGGGTTGACCCTTTCAAACCTGCGTTCGATCTCGCTGGCGGCGTCCTCGGCAACGCGGCCGGCCTTTTTCATAGCCGCCTCAAAGTCGCGGACGTTGCCGCCTACCGCGAAAGTTAGGCTGTTTGAATCAGCCATTCGTGGCGACCTCCGCCTCCTGCGGCGGGGCGCCCATCAGGGCGGCGCTCATCACAGCTGCAGCCACCGGCGCGGATTCGGCGATCGGACGTTGCACCACGTATCGCTGCGCATGGCTATATGCTTCGGCCGGCGTCTTGCCCGCGCCGATCATGCCCAGCCGGACGATCTCATACACGCTCTGCGGCGACCAATCGCCGGATTCGAACTTCATCAGGGTTCGCAGCGGCCCCTCCTCAAGCTTTTCCTGTAGTTCGATCAACTCATCGTACTTGATGCGGAAGTCGTGCCGCCCGTCGCCGTGGAAAAGGTTGATAAGAGCGGTGCGGCGGGGTTCGGTAGTGTCAGTCATAATGACTCCTAATCTGAAAGGCGTTTCGCCGCGGCGAGTGCTGCGGCCTCTAGGTCTTTTTTAATCTGTGGTTTGCGGTGGTTGATGGTCGGCCAGAACCATTTGCGGGCCGGCTGGTCCTTGCGGGAATACTCGGTTGGGATCGAGTAATCGAACTGCGCCGACTGGCCGTTGCGGACGGGCTTGGTCGTTGCCTGCCCGCCGGCACGCACTAGGAAGTGGTCCGGCGAACGCGCCGATTCTAAGCGCACGCTGCCAGCCAACCGGCCGGACTCTTTCGGCGAGCTACCTTTCAGTGCGACCACAAGCGTCGCCGCCGAGAGCAGGGCTTGAGCAGCCGTGGCGGCTCTGACTTCGACCGGGATGCGGGCCAGCCGGCGCTTGAACCGAGCCACGCTGGCGGCGCTCTTAGCCATCGAGCAAGGCCTCGAACCGCACCACCGCCTGGCTCACCAAGCCGTCTTCGACACTGTAAATCGTATCCTGCCAGCGGACTTCGCCGCCGTCAGGCTCGAGCCGGTGGAGCGCATCTTTTACGCCCCCCGCGATCTGGCCGACTTCCTGCCGTCCCGGCTTGTCGGAATAGCAGAGCACCGACATAGATACGGCAGAGGCATCGCCGCAATCGGTGTCGTCGTTGCGAACAACCCACGACGCCATCGCTACATATGGCTGCGGCTGATTGTCGGGGACGCGGTCATAGATGCGCCCCGCCACTAACGGCGCGAGCGCCGGCGAGCCGCGCAGGGCCGCGACAATCGCGACCTGAAGCGGCAATGAACTATCAGGCATAGATGCTTTTCCAATCGTCGGTGTCATACATCGAGCCGGCATAGGCCTCGCCGCCAAGGCTGGCCCGGTATGCGGCCATGCACGCGCTGACCGCGCCGTCGATCGACAGCCATTTCTTTGATTTCGTCAGGCGAACCTTGTGCCCATAGGAGTTCGTTTCGACTTCGCAGTTGGCCATACAGAAGCGCAGGACAGGGTTGCCGCCATGCTTGACGCGCCCGGCTATGACCTGGCGCTCCAACTCGGCTATGGCGGGCATCATCGATAAAGCACCCTGTCGGAACTCGATGGCGGGGAGGCCATCGTCCTGCAAATTGCTCAGCAAGTTGCGGGCAAGCGCTGGATCACATGCGATCTCGCGGACGTCATAACGGTCGCACAAATCCCTGATGTGCTGCTCGACGGCGCGGAAATCGATGACGTTGCCGGGTGTCGCCGTCACGTAACCGGCCTTCACCCAGTCGCCATAGGGCGCGCCGGTAGCGTCCTGCCGCTGGCGGAGGTTATCCTTCGGCACGAAGAACTGCGGGACCAATACAGTGTCGTCGCCGTCTCGGAAGGCGGCTACCACGACGGACAAGTCGACCGACGAGCTAAGATCGACGCCCAGCCAGCACGGCTCGCCGTCTTCGATATCGGGCATGTCGGCGCCCTTGTCCCATTGCTCCATCGCCACAAACGGCGAGGCGCTATGATCCGGCCAGAAATTCAAATGGTACTGCTTGAACGCATCCTGATCAGACGGACGGGACTCGGCCTCGCGAGCCATGGCGCGCAGCCCCTTCAGGTCCGGATACCCCAGCGCCAGACCGGGGTTGACGTCATGCCACAGGGCCTCGTCGCGCCAGTCCGCCCCGGGGTTCGGCTCGAATAGGACAGGCAAAAAGCTAGGGTCGTCGACATCGCCGGATGCAACGCGCCGGGCATATGATACCAGGTCGAACGCCAGGTTGTCCTGACCGCGGCCCGCCGTCGTCGTGATGACGTGCAAGCTCTCCGCGGTCTTCGCCAGCGAGGTTTTCAGCGCCTCCCACAGGTCACGCTTTTTCCAGGCGTGGACTTCGTCCGAGAGCAGGAAGTTGACCGTCCTGCCATGCTGCGTGGCGCCGTCCGAACTGATAGACTCATACGTGGCGCCCTTTTTCGGGTGACGGATCTTATGCGTGCCGACGCGGATTTGCAGCTTGCCGGCGACTTCCGGCATGGCATGGATGATGCCCAGCGCCTCGTCATACGCAATCTGAGCCTGCTTGGAATCCGCCGCAGCCGAGACGACCTGACCGTTAGGAACGCGCTCCGAGCCGAAGGTGTGAAGCGCGATAAGCGCAGCGCCGACGCTGGTCTTGCGGGCGCCTCGGGGGATCATGGCAAAGACGGTGCGGACCTGCCGCTGTCCGTCAGCATCGCGCGGGCCGTAGATGCGGCGGACAAGGCGCTCAACCCAAGGATCTAATTGGAAGGCGCGCCCAGGCAGCTTGGATTTCGGATGGCGAAGGGCGCGAAGGAAATCAACGGCCCGCTGGCCATAGCCGAGGGGGTCCGGTATCGGGCTCTCGTCGAAGAGCCAAGCGGGTCTGCTCATAGGTCTAGCGGATTATCCTCATCATCTTCGTGAGTGCCTGCACGGCTGCGAGCGGACGGCGTCAGGCCCAGCTCGGCAGCCCAGCGACGGGCTTCTGCTGTGGCTTCGCGAAGGGTGGCGAAGGCGGGATGGCGCTTCAGTTCGTCCAGCCGATTTGTGACGTAGGCGCCGTCCTTGGCGATGGCCGCGCGCGCAATCTTGATATCGCCGGAGGCTTCGCAGAAGCGCTCAACGGCATGCAGGTCTGCTTTGGACAGAACGCGCCGTTCGACCAGGACTGGGACGCAGCGGCGCCATTCAGCCTTCGCCTCGGGGCTCATGTCCTTGGGCGGCGACGGCGGCTTCCTGATCGGATCATCCACCGGCACGGGCTCGGCCTTGCGGCCTGCTGTATGCTTCACGTCGCGACTCCCTTCTCTGCGAGGATTTCCAGCCATGCGCGCTTGCCATTCGGATCGGTGATGGCGCGGATGTTCCAAGCCTGATCATCGCGGTCGAGGATTCGCCAGGCGGTATTGATCCGCGAACTGACGTCGCTGAAGCGCACGGTGATGATCGCAGGCTGCCGGCCTGCGAGCCGGCCCGCCATGACTTCCTCGCCGCCGCGGAGGAACTTGAACGCGGCGAAGCAGGTGAATTTCGTTGCCCAGTCGCCTACGGTGTTACCGTACTCATCGGAAACCTCCTCGCGCTCTTGCAGGCGGATCTGATAGCGCAAGGCTCCGGCGTTCATCGGCCAAAGCTCCACGACTTGTGATTGACCAGCACCGCAGCCGCGTTCAGCGGAATATCGTGCAGGCTCTCGACGCCGGCCGTTTCGCGCCGCTCCCACCAGTGGGCCGCGATCTGAAGCGTCGCGAGTTTGACGTCAGCCGGCGGCTCGTAGTCCTCGGCGGGATCGATCAGGCCGGTGACATAATCGTTGGCCGCGCCGACAATAGCTTCGGCGGAAGCGTCCTCCGCATCGTCCGTCACGCGGACATGCCCGTAAAATTCGCTTAGTGTTACAATGTCCATATAACTAAAACTTATCTGAAATTCGCCATTCATCAGTTTAAGGAATGGCCCAATATGGCTGTGTCGCGAGCGATGGGGGCGGCGTGGTCCCTAGCGCCCTACCGGCGTCGCGACCCACCCCCGCCCCAAAATGGCACATGTTGCCCGTTTGCAACACGTTTCACGCAACTTTATTGCTGTTTCACGCAATATTATTGCGCTCGTCGCGGGTTGCCGAATCCGCCTTCGGACTGGGCTGCTTTGCGCGAGTTGCACGCGACATTCATCGCGCGCCAGTTCGATCGATCCCAGAACAGGGCCTGAGACCCTTTATGAGCGCGGATGTGGTCGACCACGTTGGCAGGCTTGCCGCACCCACAGGCGCAGCGCTCGTTGCCTGGCAGGGCAAGGAAGGCCTTCGATGCCTTCCGCCAACTGGAGTCGTACCCACGTGCCGATGCTGACGGCCTAGCAGTCTGTACGGCCTCGGCTCGGGCCTTGGCGCACGGGCAGGGCTGACGCGCGGGCACAATGTAACGGCCGCACGTGCAATAGCGCGGTGCTGCTGATGGCATTGGGATAGGGGCGCCCGAAGGCGCCCCACTCATTGTCAGCCCCACTTCACGCCGGACAGAACCTGCACGGCCTCGGGACGACGCTTGGCCCAGTTAATCGTGCGCTCGGCCAAGAAGCCCACCAGGTTGTTTTGCCAGAGCGAAACAAGCACGGTGGATGCAGTCGACGGGTTGTCCGGCGCGTCGTCCATCTGCAGGGACGCCTCACGGGAGAAATCAACCTCAAAGCCGCCTTCGTCACCCAGGTAAACGTCGCCCGCGTTGATGAGGACCACGGTCGCGCCGTTGGTCGGATCGTTAGGCACGTATTCCGACACAATCACCGGCAGTCCAAACAACGTGCCGCCGTTCATACCGATGCCGGGGAACTCGGCGCTACCCAGCGGATTCTGCATGAGCGAGAGAGCCAGAGCGACCGTCGCCGGCATAACCCACACGCCTGTCTGCGGGGCGTTGTTGGCGGCGATGAAGGCGCCGAAGACAGCCTGCATATCAGCCCGAACGTGATCGGCGGTCGTGCCGCTCGACGGGATCGGCGTGACGCCGTAGGTGATCGACGCGGGCGAGATACCGGCCGACGCTGCCTTGGTCGGGTCAATGAAGTCGATGTCCAGGCGCTCGCGCAGGGCGGCCACGAGGCTATCGCGAATGATGCCGTCAGCCGACGGGCTCGAGTCGCGAAGAACTTCCTTCGAAGCCACCGCGATGTTGGCAACCTTCAGCGGCTCCAGAGTGGTGCGGCTGAAGTCGAATTTGGTGAGCGGCTTGGCCTTGCCCTCGCCGACCCAGTAGCCGGAGCCGCCAGAAGTCTGGCCGATCAGCGGCATACGGAAGCCGACATTACGAAGAGACGGAATGCCGCCCTGTCCGAACTTGCCGAGGATGGTCTGGGGGCGCAGGTACTCGACGAAGTCAGCGAACACTGAAGTTTCATCGCCGACAAGATTGCCGGCCCAGCTGGCGTCGCTGGTCAGTGCGGGGGCGACCGCAGCCTTCGCAAAGTAGCCGTAGGTATCGGAATCCTCGCCGTACAGCTCGGCGGCCTTTTCGCGGGCCATCGAAGACGTCATGGCCGCCAGCGCCTTCACGCGGGCGATGCGCGCCACTGCGATGCCCGGCGCGAGCTTGTCCTGGCGCTTGGTTTCAACGGTCGGACGATTGAGCCTCGCTTCCAGGACGTCGAGACGCTTGGCGATGTCGGCGACGGGGGCGAGCTTGGCAGTGACGTCGGCGGTCAGGCCGTCGAGCGCAGTCTTGACTTCAGTAATGGCGTCATCCGACTTGGTTTCCAGGTCGGACGGAAGGGTATCAATAAACAATGGTTAGTCCTTGAATTTAGCGCGGGCCGCGTTGATTGCTTCGACCAGAGCGCGGAAAGATTTATTGGTGGATTTGACGCCTGTAATTGTGGCGTCTTCGTTCATCGGGAAGGTAACTAAACTGATTTCCCGAAGCTCTACTTCATGCAGACGGCGGACGCCTGACTTGCGGTCGACCTCGTCACGGATCGTCTTGAAGCCGATCGACAAGCCGTCGAGCGCGCCGGCTTTCATGAGGGCGTAAGCCTCACGGCCGCGGTTTGTGTCCAGCAGAAGCTGGCCTTCGGCCCGGAGGCCGTGAGCGTCCTCAGTTAGGGACTTCCACACACCAACCGGCTCGGAAGTGTCGTGCTGCCACAAGAGCTTCACCTTGCCAGCAGGGTACTTCTCGAGGCTGTTCTTAAAAGCCCCGGCCATCACGACGTCATTGCCACGGTCGGTATTGCCGAAGGTGCTGGCGTAACCCCAAAACGAACCATCGGCGGCGACTGATTTGACGTCGAGGTCAATCGTGTCGCCATGTGTGTATTTATTCATGCGTCGTTTGCTGTCCCGTGCTAGTATAGGGGTTATCCAAAGTATCGCCGCCTTCAAGCGTCGGCAGGTTTTCGAGCCTGCGGACTTCATTACTGGTCATGACGCCCATCGATCGGAACTTGGCATAGGCCTCGGCACGGGTTGCGGTGTCTGCTCGAAGCAGGTCGTCCACCGTGAATTCGAAGCTGTAGTCTGCGCGTTCTTCCTTGGTCAGGAGAGTGCGCCGGTAGGCGTCCGTCCAGGCGCGAAGCCATGGAAGCAAGCAGAGCTGCAAAAATTGCAAAGCTTGCTGCTCGCTATTAGCGTACGTTCCGCCTGACAATTCCTGCAACATCGTAACCGGAACGCGGGTGAGCCTGGCAATCTCCGCGATGGCGAAGTTGCGCTGCTCCAGTTGCTGTGAGTCGACGCTGTTGAACGCCGCACTGGTGTAGCGCGCGTCGTTATCGACGATAGCCACTGATCCGACGTTATCGCCGCCATTCGTCGCATTCCACATTTCAAGAATGTGTTTTGCGGCGGCAGGCTTCAGGTTACCCTTGATTGAAAGCAATCCGCCGGGCCGGCTGTTATTGCGGAAGAGGCGCGCCGAAGTGCGCTCCAGCAGGATCGCGAGCCCGATTGCGTCACGGCCGGAGCGGAGCAGGCCAAGGCCGGTTTTGCCGTCCAGGCTCGGCGCCTGAATATGGATGATACTGTCGGGCCGGTAATGCTGGTCGCTCACGCGGTAACGCGGCTCGCCGCTATCCAGATACTCAACTGTAACCTTGTGCCGAGGCAAGTACAGGATTTCGACGGGACGGTCAGACACCTTGTTCACGAAGGCAAAGCCGTCACCATGAAGCAGGGCGTCGGTCGTGACTAGTTCACGAACCTTGCCGGCCGACTGCCAGTCATTGGCGTCCTTGTGGGCCAGGAAGGCCGCTGTTGCGTCAGGAGCGGGCTCTTTACCTTCGCGGGTAGTCCGATACAACTTGCACGGCAATGTGCCCACAGCGCCCGTTATGAGGCTTACGGCGGCATTAACCGGCGCGCATGCCATAGCCGTGCTAGCGGTGACGAGCACGCCGCTCGGCGTCGGCAGGATGCTTGACGCGATGCTGGACCAGGGCGACATGGACGGATCGTTGAGATCGGCTTTTGCCTCGGGAGGAGGCGCTTCCTTCTTTGAAAACGGCCACATCAGGCAGCATCCCTCCAGCGCTGTTCCATCGTCTCGACAACGGCGTCGAGATCAGCCTGAAGGGTTGCAGGGCCGATGTTCGTGACGTCTTCGGGGCGCTGGCCGTAGGGAATGCGGAGGATCTGGGCTTTCGGGCCGTCGACGACGAGCCAGGTGCGAACGTGCGGCTGAAGCTGCCCGCCGGCATCGCGGAAGAACAGTTCTGCATGTTTCATGGCGAGCCGCGGGGCGAGGCCACAGGCATGCAGCACGACGGCGATCGACAGAAGGATGACGGCGTTTTTTTCAAACTGGTGGGGAATGCCCGGTTGCCCCAGCCGGGTTGGCTCGATGACGCGCCGGTCAATCCATCGCGCAAGTTCTTCATACGTGGTGCCGGCAGCCGCAGCCGCCTCGGCGGTCGGCAGAGTGTGCATGGTTGTTTCCTTAGTAATGGGGAAAGTAGGTTTAAATAAAAAGGCGAGCGCGCCGATGGCCATTGCCAACCACCGGCGCGCTCAAGGCCACGCCGCCGCCGAAATCCAAGTCGACGACAGCGTTAACCAGCAGCAGGATCGTGCGGAACCGCTGCCGGAACTCTGACTATTGAATCTATTAAAGCATATTGGGTGCACTGAGGTGCACCGTGAAGGCGCCCGTGGTCTGGGCGCGAATTTCAACTATGGGAATCAGTATAGCATGCGGGCAATTGCGAGCAATTGCGTGGCCTATGATGCTCGCTTTAGAGACAACCCATAGTGAAACGCCAACAGGATCCCTACCCAACTCCGGACAACTCGACGAAAAGCGGCACTCAGGCCGAAGACTTTCTGGCGCCCTTCTACCCTACTCCGGATAGAAATAAGGCAAAACGGCCACAATTGAGCCTTAATTAAGCCTAAGCGATTGAAACGTAACAATAAGATTGTGGCGAGGACAAATTGTCGCAGTTAGAAGAAAGCTGCGGGCCGGTGGGCCGGTTTCGGTACTGCAGCAGCGCTGTGAACTGCTTGGCGAGCGGTTTGGTGGTGGTCAAGATCTCGTCCTCCCAGACGTGTGGCTTTTTGTTTGGAATTCACTCGGATCAGCTTCGGACGGAACGGAACCCCTATAGGGGGGTTCCGAATCCGTCCGTGTGGTTAGCTCGTCGGATTTTTCGGATTTCCGTCGGATTTCCGAGTCTTCCGAGTCGGCCGGAAATAGCCAATGCCCGTCGTTTTTGACGGTTTCCGAGGCAATTAGGCTGTCTTTCGCCTTCTTCCAGCGGCGATAGACGGTGTCCGGCTTCTCATCCGCGAAGCGTTCTTGATAGTTCCGACGCCAGCTTTCCGCGGATGCCCTTCCGGTATCGCCGCACGCCTCGCTTAAGGCGCTAAGCACGTCCGATTCCGTCCTCGACAGGGAGGTCTTGAACGACGTCGCAATCCGCTCCGTTGCTTCTCCGACACCCACCGCCATGACAGTCGGAACAAGCCTGCCCTTGCTGTCGACCATCCCCGGCACGGTGACTGTCTGAAGCTCGAAATAGAGGGGAGAAAAGTCCGGCCCGCGGTGTTTGACTTGCCAATGGAGTTTGGCCAATCCGCGGTCGCGGGTTAGCACAAGGTTCCCATCTACCTCGGCAATGAACGCACCACCGCCACGCGGCTGGAGGTTCTGCTGGTCGGCGTTCTTGACGGGATGACACGGCACGATGACGCACGGCTTGCCCGGCAATGTGGTTAGGAGCCGCAAGTCCTTGGCGTGCTTGCCGAGGGCGGTGTTGCCGTTCTCGTCGTCGCCCGTGAAATACGCGGCGCTGGTATCGACGACGATAAGGTCCGCGCCGCCCAGCTTTTCGACGTCAAGCCGGATGCGCTCAATCGCGGCAGGGATGCTGAACGTGCCGGCGATGAAGTGGACGTCAACCGATGTCGGGTCGAAGCCAGCATGGTGTGCCATTGCCATCCATCGCATGCGAACGTCGTCCGGATTTTCGCCTGCGAAGTAGACGACGCGTCCCTTCCGTACCTCCCGCCCGCATATGGCTGTGCCAAGCGCTGTAGATGCCGTCAGGGCGATAGACACGGCGGTCTTGCCGGTGCCCGTGCCGGCCGTCAGCGCGTATAGAAAGCCAGCCTGTGCGATGCCGTCGAGATGATAGTCAGGCGGCGTGAAACCGGCCAGAAAGTCGGCGCTAGAGACGATGCCCGGATACGGGCTGTTGTCGTTCGCGGGCTTCGGCGCGGCCTGACGTAGAGCCAGAGGCGACTTCAGACCCATGATGCCGGCGACGGCGGCGAGGTCGCCCTTCAGGACGGCATCCGCCGCGGAGGCACGATGCTTCGCGGTGGCTATACGGGCTCGCGACTTCCGACCTTCGGCCAGGGCCTCATAGAAGCCGGCCTCGAGTTTCTCAACGGCACGCTCTTCATCCGCCATTCGGTCGGCGAGGTCGTGCTCCTCCGCGGATAGGGCATCGTCGGGATTCGGGATACCCGGCTGGTACGGGCTCGGTAGGAAGTCGTCTTCAGGCTGCGCTGCGGTCAAAGGCTTTAGCCCCCATATCGGAATAAGCAATTGCCGCCATGCGCGTGAGTTCGCGGGCGGTCGGAAGGTCGAAGGTTGCGGCGCGTTTGCCGTGAGCGTTGGGCGCGATCACCCGCTTCTCACCATTCGGAAGTTCACGGTAGGCGATATTGTAGATCCTGATGCCGCCCGTTACCTCCAAATCAAATAACGCTAGTGTCTTTGAGCCGTTAGCCGTTCGATAGCCGTCCGGCCTTATATCAAGTATACGCATTAATGCTCCGTGCTAATTATAGACCTATTGTTACGTAACGCGTTTCTTGGTCTTGAATTTCGAAAGAGTTGGATCGGCGTGATATTCCGAGACAAGGCGCAGCGTTCCCAGCCCACCCTTGGCTCGGTCACATACGTCCTTGCCGTGCTCGGCAACTATTCTGGCGACCACGGCATTGTGCTCGTCTCGAAGCTCCCGCATTCGCTGCTCTTGGCTTTCCCTCTCCCGCGCCCAGCCCTCCCATGCGCTGCGCAACCCGAGCGCGGTTGCCAGTTCGATAGGTGCCGACGCCCACTCGTGACAGTTCCATCCGAGGAACGTCGGAAGCCCTTCAGCCTCATCGGGAACCGGCAACAATGTTGAAGCCCCGACCAAGTCGCGTTGTCTGACTTGGTCGGGTGATAGGGTGAGCGTCGCGGTTCGGCTTTCCGTTACATAACGGGGCGTTGTAGCCGCCTGCGCCTCCGCAAGTTTTTGCTTCTGCCGTTCGCGCCAGCGTGCCTGGCGCTCTGCGTTCGTGAGTCCCATCGCCATCCCCGTTACGTAACGAGCGCGAGATATAGGCCGTTACGTAACGAATGCAACATCATGCAGCCCTCCCGGCGCGCGCGGCGATGCGGTCGTTAACCCAGGCAGCAACCTCGGCACGGACGTAGGCCTGCCGGCGCTCCCCTAGCTGGACCGGCAGTGGGAAGTGGCCCTCCCGCGACATCAGCGTGAGTAGCTGCCGTGACAGGCTCGTCTCTGCGGCGGCCTCCTTCGGGCTCATGAGCACGGGCCGGTTATCGTTCGCTGCAATCATTTTGGCTCCCCTCGAAAATAATGCTTGACAGGTGTTTGGCTCTTCCCTAATATGAGCACATACGCCATTCCGCTTAGCGGTCGCGTATTAGCCCTGAAAAAAATTGCAAAGTCAAGCGAAATCGGCTCTTACGGGCCGGATTTGCAGTATTTCGCCCAATCCTCCATCAGACTGCGGCGTTTTTGCAACGCATCTGAGCGGCGATAGGCGGCCTCCGTCTTGTCTTCGATGGCATGGGCAAGTGCCGATTCGATGATCTCGCGGGGGTAATGTGATTCGTCGCCCGCCCAGTCGCGGAACGAGCTGCGCATTCCATGCAGGGTCGCCTCGCCCCCGCCGGAAGCGCGCATGATCTTCGTCATCGCCGTGTTGCTGATGGGAACCCCGGCCCGCCCGCCTTCGAAGACGATGTCGCTTGTCGTCATCTCGCGCTGCTTGCGCAGGATATCGACGGCACGCGGCGGGAGGGGAACTCGGTGTTCGCGGCCAGCCTTCATTCTATCGGCGGGGATAACCCAGAGCGCATTGTCCAAGTCGAACTCGCCCCACGTCGCGCCGCGCACTTCTCCAGAGCGGCCTGCCGTTAGCGCCAGGAATTCCACAGCCCGTGCCGACACGGCCTCGGAGGCTCGCACGCGGGCAAGGACTGCCGGAAGCTCCTTGTAGCCGACAGCCGCATGGTGACCGCGAGTAAGCTTGCTGCGCGCCGGGAGTAGCTCCTTGAGGCCGCCTCGCCAGTCGGCGGGGTTGTTCCCGACGTACAGTCCGCGTGCCTTCGCATGGTCGATCACTGCCGCGATCCGCATGCGGGTGCGGTCGGCGGTTTCGGGTATCGCGGTCCAGATTGGTTTCAGCGTCTCGACCACGTCGTCGCGCGTGATGTCCGCAATCGGTTTTTTATGTAGCGGCGCGGCATAAGTGTCGAGCGTCATCCGCCACTGTGCGGAGTGCTTGGCGTTCCGGAAACTCGCCTCCTTGACCTTCAGCACGTCCTCCATGATCTCTCCGAAGGTCTTCCGGCTGTGAAGCTCTTCCCCCCGCGCCAGACGATCGCGGATGGCCTGCGCCTTCTCGCGTGCCAGTGCTAGAGAGGTTGGAGCCGTTCCCTGACCATGCCCGCCGAGGCCGATCTCGGTGCGTTGCTTCTCGCGCTTGAAGATGAAGACGAACTGCTTGGACCCACCTGAGCGAACCCGGAGATACAGGCCGTCGCCGTCGCTATAGATTCCGGGCTCGTTCAT